AACCACACGATAGAGGTGGAAGGGTTAGAAAGTTTTTTCGGTTAACATTTCGTCATGACAATCTGAGTAATTATTATAAAACAAATTTTGCTTTAATGCAACACCACAAATATAGTTTGACCGAACTTGAAAATATGTTACCTTGGGAAAGAGATATTTACATATCTTTGTTAATTTCGTATATTGAAGAAGAAAATCAAAAAATTAAAGAAAGACAAAGAAAATAGTAAATGGATTACCAAAAAGCCAAAGATGTTAGAGGTAAATCTTTTTCATCACTACTGATAGACAATATTGTTGGAGGTGGTGGTGTTGGTTCGTCTTTAAGTAAAACGGTTTCAGAAAAAACTCAAGCAAACGTCAAAGGCATCAAACAGGCTTTTGATCCATTACAAATTGCCAAAACTTTAACTTTTGGTAGTAATTTGGCACCAGCATTATTAGGTCGTGCAATGGGTCGAAGTAACGAAGATATTAAGTTTTTTACTGGTAGGACTAGAAAAAGACGTTCTGCATTTGCAAGTGCACTAGATGATTCTGCTTCTGGTATTGGCCAAGCAAATCCTGCTGTCGAGGCTTTAGGTAACATTTACGATCTATTGGTTGAAAAAGATGAATTAAAAAAACAAGAAATACTCGATAGAGAAAAAGAATCTAAAAATGAAGAAGATTATGCTGAGTTTGTTAATCAAGAATTAATTAAAGCATTAACTGCTCGTAGAAAACCTTCTAAAGAAAAAAAACAATATCGTGATGAAAAAGGCAGGTTTGCTAAAGAACCTCCTGTTGAAGCGCCAAAAAGTGCACCAGCACCTAAACCAGCAACACCAGCACCAGCACCTAAACCAGCAACACCAGCACCAGCACCTAAACCAGCAACACCAGCACCAGCACCTAAACCAGCAGCACCAGCACCAGCACCAGCACCAGCAGCTAAGCCACCAGCACCAGCAGCTAAGCCAACAGTTAAACCATCTACAGCCGTAAAATTGTCAACTGGAGCTGCAGCAATATCAATATTGGGAGAAACCGGAGCAAAAACTCCAGAGCAAGCTTTAAAAAAAGGTGGCCAAATTGTGGGTAACGATCCTAGTGCCGGTTATTATTCATATGGAATTTTTGGTATGAATTCCAAATCAAAAACTATTGACGATTTTGTTGTACAGAACCCACAATTTGGATTTAAAGAAAAACCAGGCACAAAAGAATTTAACGAAGAATGGAAAAAAGTGGCATCTGAACGAGCAAAAGAACTGTTTGATGCACAGATGGATTGGTACGAAAAAAATGTATTTGATCCATTAAAGAAAGACTTATCATCTAAATTACCTAATGGTTTTGGAGAAGATCCTAGAGTAATATCTTATTTTGCTGATAGGCGAATACAATATGGAGAAGTGCAAGAAAATTCAGCAATAGAATATGCAAAATCATCTTCAACACCAACAGAATTTTTAGAGAAAATCACTGATTACGATTTAAACACTTTAAATTTGAGCTTTCCAACAGCATTAAAAAATAATCCTGATATAAGAAAAGGTTTAGAAAATCGAGTAAAAAATAGAAAAAGTTTATCCTTATCAATTAATAATTCTGGCAATGTAATTGTTACCGGAGCTAAAGAGAATCAAGAACTTAAAGAAAGCTTAAATAGAGATAAACGAGCACAAGATACAGTAACAAATAATATAACCACAAATACAAGTCAAAAATCAGAAGAACGAGAAGAAGCTGTTGATGACAAACCAGCACATATGAAGAAAAGGCGCATGTAATGGATTACCAACAAGCACAGAAAATTAGAGGCAAATCTTTTGCTTCCATAATGACAGAAAAACTTGCTGAAGGTGATAGTATTGGTGGTTCATTGAGAGCAACTGTTTCTGAAAAATCACGAGCAAGAATGAAAGGTATTAAAGAAAAGTTTGATATTTTAAATATTGCCAAGATGATGACCGGTGGTTCAAACTTAGCGCCTGCCATTTTAGGTAGAATGTTAGGTCGTAGCACAAGAGATATAAAGTATTTTGCTGGTATCAAAGATAAAAAAACAGCTAGTAAATTAGGGCCAACTGGTGATGGTGTCAATCCTGAAATGATGGGAATTTTAGAAAAAATATATGATTTTCTAAAAGAAACAAATGATGAAGATAGATTAAAGAAACAAGAAGAATCTCAATTTGCCGAAGAAAAACAATTAGAAAGAATTCGCCGACATAAAGAACTTATGGAAGCTATAACAGGTAAACCTTATACAAACACATATACAAAAGTTAAAAAGGAAGAAGATGGAACAAGTCTAATGGATTCCATTTTTGGTTCTGGGGCATTTAAATTATTAGGAAATTTACTTAAATTTGCAATTAGTCCTTTAGGATTAACAATTCTTGGTTTTGTGGCCGCACAACAATTTATACAATGGGTCGCTGATAACATGACAGATTATTCAGCAATTACTCCAAAACAAGCCGCAGAAATTTTGGAACGAAATGATCCAAATGAAATAAAGAAATATGGTGGCGTTGAAGGACTAAAAAAAATAATTGAAAATACTCCTGAAATAGCTCAAGAGTTGATGGATCGTTATAATGACCCCAATTTAAAACCAGAAGAAAAATTGCAAATTGAAAAAGAAGCAAGAAGATATGGTGGTATAGAATTAGTTAAACAAATAGCTAAAGAAGGAGAAATTTCTTATACACCAGGTGCGCAACAAGTTGAATTTGAAGAAAAATTGGGACTTGGCGCAAGACCAACCAAAGATATGTTTCCAAAAGATTCACCACAAAGACTTAAACTACGGCAAGATAAATGGGATCAAATTGCTGCTGGTAGATATAATGACGATGGTACGTTAAAAGAAGAATTTAGAATTAAAAAACCAGAAACAACGCCACAAGAAAAAACTGAAGTAAAACCCGCTATAACACCAGTAAGTAATTCAGAACCCCCCTCAGTAGGAAACACAAACGTTGGCCAACAATTAAATACTTTGCAGGGTGAAAATTTGATGGCAAAAATTGATGATAAAACTGAGGTGGCAAAAGCTATTACAACAAACAATGTTATTAAAAATGATTCGAATTCTTCTGTAAAGAGGGGTTATATACCTTCAGTAAGAAACCAAGAAGAAACGTTTCAACAAATGATATTACAAAGTACCAGAGTTGTTTAACCAATAAAAAACCCGCCAAGGTTGCGCATTGTTAAGAGGCGTGGCGGGTGTGTTACTACTATTTAGAAGAATTACTTCTTCTTTTCATCTTTCTTAACTTCTGCTTTTGGAGCTTCTTTCTTTGGCTCTTCCTTTTTGGGGCCTGAGCAAAGGCGGTTACTGCAAATGCAGCTGCAAGTAGGGATACAAGATATTTCATTTTACTTCCTTTCAATCAAAGTTAAAAAAATCACAAGGCATCAATTTTCTTCAGCAAGTTTACTAAAGTATGCCATATCATCATCTTCTACATCATCTTTAAAAGGTGAATCTCCAGATTTAGATTTAGGAGCATCAAAAGTTTTAGCTTTAACTTGTTCTACGGTTGTCTTTGGTGCTTCACCATTTAGACCAAGTACCTTATCAAGGCGTTTCTTCAAATCATCATATGATTTAAATTCTTTATCACCAACCAACTCTTGTAGTGAGTATTGTGATTTCCAAATTGTTTCAAGGTCAGCATCATTAGCGGACAATGGAGCTGCCGATTCAAATTCAGATTTATCGTAGTTTTGATAACCCTCAACTTTACGAATCTTTATCTTAAAGTTAGCACCTTTCCATAAATCAAATGGATTGACTGCTTCTTCATCAGCAAACTGAGGATTCATTGCTTCAGTAACCTTATCAAAGATTTTCTTACCATAACGAAACAAGAATACTTTACCTTCATTCTCAGGATGTTTTGGATCGGATACAATATAAACGTTTGAAACGTAATTTAGTTTACGTTTTTGTTTACGAACTACATCTTTGTTCGCTTCTATACCAGAATTCCATAGTGTAGAATTGTGTTCACAAACTGGACATTGTTGGTTCTTAGTGGTCAAACAATTATCAATTAACCAACCACCAGGACCTTGGAATCCATGTGAGAAGATTTTGACCCAAGGCAGAGCATCATCACCATCTTTTTCAGATGCAGGAAGAAAACGGATAGTGGCCATGCCATTACCTGCCTTATCAACTTCTGGACGCCAGAAATTATCGACCTTTGTGTTGCCTTCGGTTGTTTGGGAGAGTGCCTCGACTGCTTTAGATAGTTTGTCAAGGTTGCCAGATTGGCGTTTTAGATTTGCAAAACTCATAGTATTTCCTTTCGTATTAAACGGAGTATTAAACGGTATATAAACAACTTATCCACGAACTGCTCATTATATAATAGTATTTATCCAATGTCAAGTGTACATTTTCAAAATACCTAACGTGGTCATGGTATCTGTGTGAAGTATACCAACACCACCTTCTCTACGCCATTGGTCAATATTAACTGGTGTATCATCAATCAATATTGAATTGGCATTAGAAAAATCTTTTTTCAATCTTTTACCTGGTACCAAATTGACCTTGAAACCAATGTTATGGGTTTGTAACCATATTAGTTTCTGAGCCCTAATATCAGCATCACGTTTTTCGGATGATGTAGAAGATAATATCTCAGTAGGTATGTTTAACTTACTAAGATAGTTAATTAACATCATCGCATCTGGCATCAAATCTAGTGTTGCAAATTGTCTGTCAGCAATGAATGTTGTGAAAAACTTATCAAACGTTTTATATGTGTCCGCATCTTTTGGTGCAATCTTATATAATTCTTTGTATCGCTTATCAAAATCGGCAATCACACCATCCATGTCCAAGTAAATCTTTGTAATCTTATGCATGCTCTTTAATTTTTTCTTTCAATATTTCTTTAAACTTCTGTTTATCGTAATTAATAAACGGTGTGTATTTCTTTATAATTCTTCGGTGTGTTGGCCAAACAATATCTTCAGTAATTTGTTTTTCCCATCGTGGCATACAATCAAATATATCGATTAGAATACAAACTGTTTCCAATTTAATCTTATCGTGCATCATTTTGGTGATTAACATTGGCCAACCGCCATCAATAGGTTTAAAGTAATCATCAATGTGCCAGAACTCAGCGCCATCAACACTATCGAACATATATATTATATCATTCTCAAAGGTATATGTCAAGCTTTGTTGAGTTTTTTGCCACTTGGTATAGTTCTCATCACCATCTTGAAGTAAATCACCCACCCAATCACCTTTGCCTTGTATGAAATTGGCA